ATATCTCCTGTTATTTGATAGTGTATATTATTTTTAATCATCTCTATTAATTTTATTATTATACTATTTTTAAAGTTCCGCTATCATTCCAAACATCACCACTAGACAAACCAGAAGAAGAAGTTGGTAGATTAGGCATGTTAACATTAGCATTTAAAAGCGTATCTCCTTGTAGAGATATATCTTCTGTACCTATAAAAGCATTACCGCTTAAAATGGCTTTTGTACCTGTAAATTTATGCCTAACTGTACCTCCATCAATAAAATTAAATGAAGATGCAGTTATCTCTAAATAGTCATTATCTACTATTTTACCTATTTTAATATTTTGCTGATTCCATGTACCATTACTATTAACAGCCCTACCAACTTGAAAAACCGTATTAGTATTACTTATTCTACAGTCTATAACCTTAATAGAGCCATCTGTATCCGTTGATATAATTTCTAGGCCACCATTTAACATATATTCAATATATGGATCTTTTAATGCACCAATATTTAAAGCGTTAAAAGTTAAAAGATTACTATTTAAATTAAAATCAGTATTTTGATTAATACTTACATTACCATTATCTAACCATTCCCACGTCTTATTAGGAGTCGTATCATTATCGTATAAAGCTAAAGTAACACCAGTAGAAGTACCAGCACCTTGAACTCTAAAATCACCTCCCTTAAAAGTTAATGTATTATCTATTGTTATTTCTACATCTGTAAAAGCTGTATCACTACCTGTATATATTGAATCACCTCCTAAAGCAGCCCATGCAGTACCATCAAAAGTAAGAAGCTTATCTGTATTTTCATTATAACATAAACTACTCTTTTGCGGAGTTATAGCATTCCATGCAGCACCATCATATCTAACCCAATCTTGTAAACTAACACTACCCCATCCAGCATTAACACTACCTCCACTAGATAATACATAAATATCTCCAACGTTAGAAGTTGGAGGAGCTACACTACCATCTACAAAATTTAAAGCAGCTGGTAAAAGTAATTCATCAATACTTTCTAAATTTCCTTGCTCGTTTTTCCATGCGTAATCTCCATTATTAGCATTACTAAACCATTTAGGATTATGTATATCTGTCTCAGCAGTAATATTTTTATGTAATATCGGCATATCTTAATAAAATATAATTCCTTTTTTATTTACTTGTGGCGGATTATCGCAGTCATCAAACAATGGAAACTTTGTAGCGTCATCATCCTTAGCCTCTTTGATATATTCTATCATGTCTTTTTTCCAAAAGTCAGCCTTATTTATATAAAAGTCTCTTGACTGTGAATACTCAAAGCTTCTAGCCTGGTTAGATATTTCTGTATCATTCTCCATAGCCCCTTGATTAGTTAGCTGTGTATGTATCTTAGAATACACCTCATAGACGATGTAATGAGCTAACATAGGTTTAATGAAGCTATTTACTATAATAGTATTATCAGGCGTTAAACTAGCTCCCTCTATTTGTGTTAAAAGCTCATCATAATAATCTACACCTAAAACAGGTTTAACGTACTTTCTTTGAGAAGTTAATATATACTTATCAAAATAAGCAGTATCGAAATAATTATCATTTATAGCTTCAGTACTTACCTCTGTTGAGGTCATCATTTCAGTATTATACGCCATTTTAATTAATTAATTTAATTATTTTCAATTTCGGATATTTTCCTTTTGCACCAGCTTTTCATAGACTTACCTCCCCATAGTAAATAAGAAATAGTACCACATGCTTTAGTATCGCTAGGATCATAGTATTCTTCTGCTCTCGATAAATAGCTAAATGTTCTTTTAATAGTATCAAAAGATAAGCCTCTTCTATTGGCTATATCTTGCGCTCTTTGTTTTCCTACGTCTGTAGCGCATTTATTATTTACCTCCTCATTTAGCTTAATACCTCTTTTAGCATTGTTTACCGCTGAATCTGGATAGTCAGCATAAGTCTGACCATAAAAACCATTATTAACAGAGTTATATATATCCTCTTCTTCATCATCCTCAGTATCATTGATATTACCTACTGAGTTTTCATTTACAAATAGATTACCTCTAAAGTCCTCTAGCTCCTCCATACCTAGCATCTTACGAGCTTCATTAATAGTAATTACACCATTAACATCTATTTTATCTGCATTACCTACTGGAGCTACATTTAGAATACCTATTTTAATATTATTCCATTTAGTCTCTCTAGCTATAATTTTATTAAGCATGTTTAATAAAGGCTCTTGAAAGTCAGGAATAATTACACTATTCATAAACTTATCATACTCATCCTTTATTTGCTGATTACTACCTAATTTACCGGCAGTTTCTAAACCAGCTAAACTACCTGTAATTCTATGAGCAGTAACAATACATTTAACAGCTAATTGAGATAGCTCTAAAAATTCTCCATCTCTTTCTCTTTCAAATTCTTTTATACTTGCTGCTTGATCAGGACTATCTAAAAGCTCTACTAAAAATTTATCATTATTAGACTCACCTGTAAACTTTTCTTTAATCTTATCAACATACTGTTGTGCATTCATACCGTCAGGTACTTCTCCGAACATCTGAATTAATACACTAGGAAAAAAGCCGTTATCAAACTTGTCAATATTGTATTTTGACATCCTGTACTCAATGTCAATCCAATCTATAGCACCTACATAATCTGGTAAACCGTAGTAATTAAACTCAGGATATTTTCTCATACCATGAATTAAATACTCGTTTCTCATTCTATCACCATAAAAAGGTATCTCAGTAACAGGAAACTCAGCAGAAGGAGCTGTACTAAGCATAATATCTCTCCAAAAGTTAGATAAGTAGGCTGTCTTCTGGTCTTTAGACTTTCTTACTGTTGTAGCATCCTCTGAATATAAAGCAGTATAATCACCACTTTTCTTAACATGAGGGTAGTAATTACCAGTAATAACATAAGACTGTATCCACTCACAAAAAACATCATATAGAGACTGACCTTCAGGATTAACTTCATTACACCACTCTTTAAAATCATTAGGTAAATCACTATAATCTACAGGCTCACCGTCTACCATAAAAGTAAACTTCTTACCCTTAATAAACGTAATTTTTTGATTTATGATACTAGAGTGAGTAGATGATCTTCTAGCTCGTTTAGCTAAATCATTTACATATATATTATCAGAGTCCTGGAAAAACGGAACCCATTTTTGCTCTATATTCTGGTTAGGCTCTTTCTCCTTTTTTATTATAGGAGTAGTTATAGGGTCTGACTTTACACTAGTAGCTTTTATACTATTTATCTTCTTTTGGCTCATCTTTAACCTCTTCTATTTTAACAACATTTGTAAATCCAGCAGTATACAACTTTTTTAAGTCTTTTTGGCTAGTTTTCTCAGTAAGAATAACTACACCTACTGAACCAGTTATTTTTTTACCTATAAAAGAAGGCTCTATAATAAATTTTTTCATAAAATCAAATATAAAAAAAATATTCAATGTAGTTTAAATCTAATATAAATAAAAAAGGGGAGCTAAGCTCCCCATGTTGACTATGCAACTATCCAATCATAAACTAAATTATGCACCGAAAGATACAGTACCAGAACCGCTAGTCTCAATAGAACCAACAAATTCACGTACTGGCTGTGCTTGTTTTCCAGCAAAAGTAACAGTATAACCGTTTTGACCTTGCACCTCAGCCTCTAAAACTTCATTAGCGATAGCGTCTACATGAGCATCAGTACCCATGATCTCATCGTATCCTAATACAAAAGCTTTATTATCATTAGTTTCTTTGTTGTAAGTTTCAAAGATTACAACTAAACCACATGACTCTACATAAGAGTTAATGCCTTTTGCTTTAACTTTCTCCATTTTTGGAGCAAATAATTCTAAAGAAGTTTCATAAGAAATAGAACCATTTTCTCTTGAACCTTCTGAAGAGTATGACTTAGTTTCTAGCTCTCCTTCGATTTCATACCATACATCGTCTGTAGTGCTAAGCGTTACAGCTGTATATGAGTGGTTATCAGTAGAGGCAGTGAAACTAGTAATATCATCTTTATTAATAACGAATACGCGCTTAATTCCTCCGCGTCTATTTTCATCGTTACATGCTAGTAAAATATCAGTTGAAATTTCTGCCATTTT